CGACGCCGCCCTGACAACATCATAATGTTTAAATGTCATTATTCCTCCCGGCCGGGATAGTGTATTAAATCAGATATGGAGTGGGCTGTAGTCCGGAAGCCTGAATGACACACGGGGACTACAGCCCGAAATACGAAAAAGGCCGCGCAGTTGCGCAGCCTTATGAATCCTGGTTAAAATCCGCACGATAAAAATGACAATGCAAGTATCTCATGCTGTTGCCCGAACCCACTCGGGCTTTTTTTTGCATGTAAAAAGGCTCCTGCGATGAGGAGCCTGGATATATGCCTAATCTCTGTATACAGCATGATGCCGGGTGCCTCCCGGTGAGTTCGGCCTGGTGCCACCAAACCCGCGTATTCTCGCTTACGATCATCAAAGAGATCATACCGTTCACCAGTCGCCCCTCCGCACAGGGGGATTCACCATGCAGAAATTTTCTAACACATCTATTATCAGACCGGCAACAACTGACTGAATTGAGATGTATTTAACATTTATGAATCTCCGCCTGCTATTTTCACTGAGCTATTCTGAGTCAACGAAAAATAACTTCGCTGAATCCCCCTCCATTATGACAGGCATTAGTTTTAATGGTTACAGTCATCCCCGTAATTTGCGCACTGAGAAGAAGAGACTGAAGATTCCATCTGTTGGTAAATAATTCTTTATCACCCACTTTAACTGTAAAGGTATCGTCATCATTATATTTTGTATACTCCACCTTTCCAGTTACACAATCAGGCGTCGCCAGCGCACTTGCTGAAAAAAATGAAAGCGATGCAGCTATTAATAATGTTTTTTTCATTTTACCCCCTCAACTGCTAATAGTTCTGCGCATCAGAATTGCCCCCAGAGTGGATGAATCCCACAATATTTTATTGTGCGTAATCCCACGGACTCTTCCATCTGCCGGACACATAGAAGGAAACTCATCAGATGCCATTCTGGCAACTCGCGATGCATGATGATGACAATTCAGTATTAATGCCACGCTTCCCAGAATTGCATTAATGCTTCCAAAAGAAATTCTTCCTACACGAACAGAGTCTTGTCCATGATAGTCAGGCAGGACGCTACTCAACCTTCCCCAGTTCAATGTAAGATCAACATCTTCAGCAGTCATTACATAAGAACGCCCACTGAGATCATCCAGTGTTGTACGAAATCCCCTCTGTATTTGCCGAAAACGTAAAGCTTCAGCTGTCACAGTAACAAACCGTAACATCGCTCTTGCCACAGACTGCGTCAGTGAGGTTCCACTATGCGACATTAAATCCAGATAAGAAGTAGTCAACGAATGGCGATTTATCTGCATCCCCGTACGACTGATCCCTGCAACACGCTGTAACGTGGTATAGCTACTGTCACCAGACAATGTAACCGCTGTTGTACCTGGAAAGGTAACATGTGAAAAATCAGCAAAGCGATAAAAAACATTATTTGTCCTGTTAACAAATCCTGTCACATATAAATTATTTCGTTCAACAATAAGCCGTAGATTATTAAACCGCCCTTCCTCTGGATCTATCCCTCTGACATCAACTGCAAACAAATTATCCCCTGTGCCACTATCAATCATCAGTAAAGACGTACCTCCTGATGAAATAGTCTGTAATGGAGTACCTATTGCAGAGCGAATGACATTCAGCGAATCTACATACGTCTTTGCAGTCGAGAAGTCTAAGGTAAATTCCTTCGCCACCACATTAACTGAAAAGATAACAAAGAAAAAAGTTAGCACTCTAAAAATAATTATTTTCATATTACACAATACTCCTTGAGCACCATACGATAACTATATTCTTGACATCCTCCACGCCCTGAAGGACGGCGTTTTACGGCGCACCGGATAAACGTAACAATAACGTAATGAAAATGATAATCATATTCAAAGAGAGCTGCAACCTTAACATATCTGGTCAGATCTCATGCGACTACTTGACGTACGTAGATAACAACATTTATTGATACACAGGATGTTACGGACATAAAAAAGCCAGCCACTGGGGGAGGCTGGCAAACTCGTAGAGCAAAATGCTGTTACGCAAACTTCGTTACAGGGTCATCCTGCAATACAAAAAATACACAATATTTAGAAAACTAATAGTGCCATGTGCAATTTTTAAGATTTTGTTATTAATTGTGGTCGCACCTTCCTTTCTGTGTACTTTCCGTATAGCTCACAGGATTCTGGGTACAAAAAAACCCGCGCATCGGCGGGTTAAGCAGCGTGGCAATGTAACCACTCTTATCATGATATGCAGATTTTTACGATCGTAAACTATTTTTTCGCTGATAAAATACAGAGGTTCTCCCTCCCGGCAATTCACGCTCAACATACCGATCCATCTCAAGCCTCACTCCCAGCATCATCAGCATGCCTTCAACAATCCCCTCCGCTTTGTGAAGGCGTTTACCTATACAGGTGTCAGAGCACCCATGTTTCCGTGCCAGCGCCATGAACGTCTCCCCCAACACGTAATAATCAACCAGCAAGTCATGCAGATCGCTGTTGTTCCTGTTAAGGCGAGCCATACACCCGCATATAATCATCGCGTCATCGTCACAACACTGTGGACGTGATTTTACTTTTTCGGGGATCAGTCCCTTAAATCCGGCAGCAATGGGCGACCATGTAACATCCTCATGGTTATTTGCCGCCCATGCCCCCCAGCGCTCAAGAACCTGCCGGATATCACGCATCAGTATCTTTACCCCATCCGCGATGAACCATAAGGACGCCATTGACGACGGCGTGCTTTTTCCCTTCTTTATCGCCAATGTATTTTCTGACTGTGGCACGATTGCAGTTCAGTATTCGGGCTACCTCGGTCTGATTTCCATATGCCTCAAGGAGCATGTCAGGAATGGTTTTTACTGTGAACGTCATGCGGCCTCACTTCTGCTGTTTCGCAGGTCTTTAAGTTTCTGCTGATACTTCGCCTTGATCGCCCTGCATTCTTCGACAGTCCAGCGATGGCGGTTATGGTTCGATTCGATTTCGTCTACTGCTTCCTGCCCGATGCGGTTAATCAGTTCGACGCGATACGGAACGAGATTTCCGCTTTTGTGCTGGTTGCACACCACGCATTGCTTGTGAATATTGCGTTCATCAAATCGGAGTTGAGGTGTCGCAGCAGTTGTCCGGTAATGTCCGGCATCCCACTGAGCAGACGTGAGCGTTCCGCACGAGATACATGGTAAGTCGCGGTCTCTTTCTCTGATGAAGGCGTTTACGGCTTGTTGGGCTTGTTTAATCCAGTAACTGCGGGGCTTTAAGGCGAGTTTTCGAATCTTCAGTTTATCTTTCTGTTTCTGCTCCTCTCGTCGTCGTTTCTTCTCTGCTGCTTTTTCCGCTTTTTCGCGTTCTTTACTTCGTCGTTCGAGTGCTAATTGAGTTCCGTGTTCCGGGCAGCACCACCACTGATTTGAGAATGCCGGGTGAAACCATTCCTTGCATATTTTGCATTTCCTTCGCGCTGGTTTAGCCATTAAGCAGCCTCCCTTGTTACTTTCAGCATTCCGTTATCGAGCAGCTTTCTGGTCAGCCACTGTTGACCACGCCGGTGATTTTTGTGGTGAACGATATCTGTATTCCGTGATTTGTATTGACCGCTGTTTCTTTCACTGTGAAATAGCCACGATCCATATATTCCTGCATTGGCACATTGCGCCGGGAGCCTGAAGCAATAAGGATTTTGTGATCGCGCATCCACGCAAACAGTTTGTTTGGACCAATACCAACAACCTTTGCAAAGTTTCCAATCAAAATTCCGCTGGCCTCGCCAACGCGATCGGCAAACTCAACTTTAGGTGCTGCGAGAGCAAGCTGTTTCTCCAGTTCAGCCTTCTGGTCTTCAAGGTCGGCCGCAAGGCGCAATGCCTCAGAAAAGGTTTGTGGTATTTTCGCGGTTGCCCCTTCGAGTTCTCGCCAGCGGTCAACAAGGCGAGCGGTGAATTCCGGCGACAACTGGGCAACGACAATAATGCTGTCGCGCTTACCTTGTTCGCCCTCAAAAACGTAAGCCTCTACGCCACGAAGTAATCCTAAGTTATTGATTTTTTCGAAAACCACCATTGGGGGATTTCGGATCACACCTCGAACCGCCAGTCGTTCAATGGATTGTTTCACCTTGTCATGACGGCTTCCCACCAACTCAGCGATTTCAATGCTTGTCATTTTGATGGCATTGCTATTTATCAGCTCATTCATTGTCATGTCCTCTCACATTGAAAATTCAGCAATAAAAAACCCAGCCGAAGCTGGGTTTGTTAAGTTGTCAATTGTCAGTAGCGATGCAGTGAAGGCGGCAACTCTTTGTTCTTAAGCCTTTCCCATGCCAGAAGGTTCGTCGGCCCGTCAGGCTCATAAATATCTATATCCCGCGTGTGATTAATTAAAACGCCCCTCGCCCTCCCGATGATATACGAGAACTCATAGCCGTAGTCGTGGCATATGCCGGAATAGCCAGACTGAATCAGTTTTAATGCGGGATACAACTCACGGAACAATGCCTGTGAGCGGTTGGCATAATCCCACAGCCATACAAGGCTGTCTGTTTCTTTTGCGGAAAGCCCGTTGAGCTTCTTCTCTTGTTTGCCAGTATTTTTCTCGCACTGGCTGAAATAGCAGTCTTCCAGTTTTTCGAACACATCCCACGCCTGATCAGTTTCGAGCATTTTTGCGTGACGGGCTGCGCCTCGTTCTGTCCAGAGTATGAGGGAGCGGGCTTTCGGGGAAATTTGTAACCCTCTTAAAGATGGTTGCAAATTTTGTGAGTTACTTAAAGTAACCCGCAAATTTTGTGAGTAGTTTAAAGCTACCCGCAATTCTTTAAGGTCATTACCAACAACTTTGAAAAAGTGTTTCCCTTCAACGAAGCGTACTTTGTTCTCATGATGATTCTGGCGAATACGCACCGGCTCAGTGCCGTAAAGCTGCGCCAAAAGTTCGGTGGTAATAACAGGAATCTGGTTATGGGTGATCGGGGAGAGAGTTTCAACAGAAATTTGAGTTGTCATAATGACGCCCTCTGGTGGTTTCTTAATAACTCACCACCGACGACGCCAATCGTCTGGTGGTGAAC